CTGAAACTCACTACGGTGCCGTTGCCCGTAACACTCTAAAAGAATGGGACTGATATGACATTCAATCAAATACTTTTAGGTATCGCATTGGGTTTAGGAATGGTCTTGATTGATATGTACCTAATCCCAGGAGGGATCTACTGAATAGTATAAAGGAGAGAATGATGGTTAGAGTTGTACACTATGTTGGTTTCCGCGGAGACGAGTATGTTCGTGCATACCGTGTCTGGGGTGGACCTGTTATGATTCACAAGGACAACGATCCTCGTGTCATGACTGAGGTTGGTCCAGAAGACGTGGTTGTATACGGACCAAAATCTAATCCAACTCCTTGGGTCTGGGACGCAAGTAGGGATATGTAATGAAATTTGACTTGAAGCTAACACAGCCTCTTGACTGGTATCTTAAGTGGGTGGCTACGATCTTCATCGTAGCTGCCGTACTTTGTAGATCCGTTGAGGACATGCCAAAGATCTTTGATATAGTTCTATCTTTGATAGGAACAAGTCTTTGGTGGTGGGTAGCAGTTATTTGGAAGGATAGGTCTCTTATCGTTCTAAACACTGTGTTGTGTTTTATTCTTGCCAATGCTACGTTGAGGTATTTCATATGACTATGCATTTAGTTCGTGGTATGACCACCATTAACACTAAGAAACGTAAAGGTAAAAAGCTTAACCTTGAGAAACTTGAACTTGAGTGGCGCAGGTACAACAAAGACATGCGTCGTAAGAACATGCACTCATGTCAGTTCGATACCCTACAGGATTATGTTGATTACGTTCAAGGTAAGAAGAAACCATTAAAAACGGAGTTTAAGCCTTATGTCCCTGAAAAGTCGTACTCGCGTACAACAAAACAATATCCTAGCCTCCAGACGTCGGACTCAATACCTGGATCTTGTCGAAAGAAAGAAAACCCAGTGTACACAGGCGACCTCATTGTTGGTATCGGAACAATGCATAAATCAAATCTCGTGCCAGTTATGCGTGGAACAAAGCAAGCTGAAGAACTAGCCAAAATGCGGAGGTAATATTATGGCGACAGTTAATATGGAAGTGGATCTATATGCAGATCTAGATGACAATGGCGTCAACATGACTCTTTTCTTTGGAGACAGCTCTGATCCTGCTGTTGAAAAAACAATCCTTTGGCCAGAAATCGTGGCTAAACACATTGAGTGTCATACGGTACCGAGCAAGAATTGTGTTCCTTATGACAACAAAGAAGATCTTGACGAGGCGTTTGTTCTCGTAAGAGTGCTTCGTGCTGTGGCTGACAATGTTGAGGATAGGCTAATGAGTCTAGACACACTTGATCGTCAGGCATGGCTTGAGGCAAACAACGGGGAGTATGGTGGTGACATCACTCCATTTCTAAAACCTATGAAGGAGACATTATATGGTACTAATTGAAGGACTTGACCGTGAAGGCATGGTCGCAAGACTACGAGCTGGCACATGCCGAGTAGTCTTTGAGAAACTCAACGGTGAGATGCGGGATATGACCTGTACATTGAAACAGGATGAGATCCCTGGTCATCATCAGCCAAAGACAACCATTGACGAAGAAGAAGGTGTGATGAAAACCATTACAGCACTTAAAGTCTTTGACGTTAATGCGGATGGCTGGCGATCGTTCCGAGTCGAAAACGTACGTGAGTTCTACTCCGACTAAAAAAAAATGCATATTTGTGAAAAAAAGTTCATTTTTCTATTTACATTGCTGTTCGACTATGGTAGAATAGTAGTATCAAATGGAAGGAAAGGAACCTTATTATGATTGACTTTATCTCAGCCGACAACGGATCTATTCAAATGTTCAACGGAAACTACATGGTGGCCGAAGCCGCAACAGCTAAGACCATCTGTTATTACCTTCAAGAACATGGTTTTGAAGATTCCGTTATGGCTTCATCGTCAATTGATTTCGCAAGTGAGTATGGTTTCGATACCGATGACTGCGCTCGTGATCTTTGGGATCAAGGCGTCAAGATGTATTACATGGCAGGAGGTGTACAATAATGGCTGGCAAAAATCTACTTAAAACTGGTAAACGTAAAAAGCCACGTGCTGCTCCAATTATTCGTCGAGGTGGTAAACTCGCTGAGCCGAATTGGAACGAGGTTGATCTAAATGATGGTCAGGCTGTTCACCGTCGTCGTCAATACATTCGTGCATGGTACTACGAGAACTATAAGCATAAGGATCTGATACCATACGTATGGGAATGGATGAAAGCCAACAAGTACAGTAAGGATGACATTCAAGCAGCTAAGAATGCTGGTCGTTTGGCTGATACTGCTACCGTTGGTATCATTGCTCGTATGGAGACTATGGGTGCGCCTTATAACAACAAGGCAGAAGCCGCATATTGGATCTCACTTCCTGGCACTGGTAATACCTTTTACGAAGCTCGTGACTGGTTGACCAACCGTATCTCTGAAGCAATCGCGTATGGCAAAACTGTCATCGTTGAGAAAAAAGCTGAAGAGGATAGCAAACCCGTTGTGGTTCGTAAGACTCCTCAAGAGCTACTTCGTGAGAAGGTATACAATACAGTCATGGAGGACGTGGATACTCTAGAGGACGAATGGATCCAAGGTAAGAAAACTACAATTGATCTATACAACCTATTCCTTAAGTATGACCTCAAGGGTGCAGCTGTTGAGATCGTTCGTAAGTTCATTGATGGTTGGCATCTTGATTACTATGATGCATATCACAAGAAGTGTGAACAGGCCGTTGAGGGTTATAGCCACCTTAAGCGTCCTGAGCTAAAACGTCGACTTAAGGCGTGTGATGATATGATTGCCGATCTTGACAAACTCAAGGCTCGTGCAAAAGCCACTCGTAAGGTTCGTACTCCTAAAGCACGATCCAACGATTCACAGATTAAGTATCTCAAGTTCTGTAAGGAATCACGAGAATACAAACTACTCTCCATCAATCCGCTCACGGTACCTGGAGCTATGCGACTCTATACGTTTAATCAAAAGACTCGCACATTGTCTGAGTACGTAAGTTACTCAACAACAGGCTTCGAGGTAAAGGGTACTACCCTACAGAAATTTGATGAAGGGTTGAGTAGGTCAGTCCGTCTGCGAACACCAGAGGATTTCCTACCCATTATTCTAGGTAAGACGCCAAAGCAAATCGATAATGCTTGGGCTAAACTTACCACAAAGACGGCCAAACCAAACGGTCGTATCAATGCCGAAACGTTATTGCTAAGGGTTATGGACAAATGAGTTTAGATGCAAGACTAGAATCTTTACAGCGAAAGCATAAGGATATAGACGATAGGATCAAAGCTCTTGAAGGAGAGCGTGCTCCTGAAAAATTCATTAAGTCAATGAAGATCCGAAAGCTAATGGTTAAGGATGAGATAACTCGTTTAGAGAGTGAGATAAAAACTTTATCATGAAGCATTTAATAGCTGAGGCCGTTGTAACTGCAGCCCTAGGTCTAACCGCTCCAGACATGGAGTGTATAGCCAAGAACATTTACTTTGAGGCTCGTAACCAATCGCACCTTGGTCAGATAGCAGTGACTCATGTTGTTCTTAATCGTATCAGAGATGAACGATATCCGAATAACGCGTGTGATGTTATCAAACAAGGTCCTACAGACTCAACTGGATTCCCTAAACGGCACAAATGCCAGTTCAGTTGGTATTGCGATGGGCTCTCTGATGCCCCAAAGAATGATGAGCTGTGGGATACTGCACAGGAAAGAGCCACAGAGGCCATTTCATTGTATGGTGCTTATGAAGATTTAACAAATGGTGCAACTCACTACCACGCTAAGAACGTTACTCCCTATTGGGCTGACAGTTTGCGTCGTATCATGAGAGTTGACGACCATATATTTTATAGATGGGAGGAATAATGTCGCTAGAACAAATACTAACTAAAAAGCGATTCAGTAAACTTGTTGAGACTAAGGTCGAGGAAAAGAATATGTCCTACATGGACGCAGTCATTGACGTATGTACTGATAGGGAATTAGACCCAGGTGAGATCAATAACCTTATCGGCCCAATCCTTAAGGACAAGATCGAAGCAGAAGCAGTATCATTGCGATTAATGAAAAGCAATGGAAACCAATTACCGATATGATGATTCGTATGGAACCGTTTGATGCTTTTAGATATTACATGGCGATGAAGTTACACTTTGAGGACGATAAGTATGAGGCTCCTCGGTATAACTACAAGACGTCAGCAAAACCTCAGTCGTTTTGGAAACGAAAGGATAAGTACTTCTTCGCTAAACTAGCACGGAGGTTCGATGATCCA